CATTTACTTTGAGTGTTATTTTCTTTTCTTTCATATTGAAAGACTAGGATATTTTGGGATAATTGTCAACGACCTTGTCGATTATATTTTTTATGTGATCTTTTCTCGTTTTTATTGAGACTTTTCTTGTGACGGCCTGGACGCTTACGAGGCTTCGGTCTTGGTACGAAGAATTTAAAACTCTTTTTCGCCATCGTCTTTGAATGATTTTATGTAATCTTTTGTTTTTTCGTTAGATGTAACTATTGGAAGATAAGATATCTGTCCATTTACATGTTGTTGTAAATCTGTACCACACGACATGCATCTATAATTATCATTAGTTAAACCAACTAACATTGTAATTTCTGTGCAAGTTGGACATTTACCATGCACAACTTCAGCCTGTATCTTTTTAAATGACATTGCTTACCTCGTTACAAAAGTAACTTATATATAATTTATTTTTATCTGCATATTCTTTCATGTCTATTGAAAAGTCTACAATAAGTTTACCGCCATGTCCAACACATTCTGACCAGTTATCAAATGTTTTATTTATATTTACAGGTGGTTCGCATGAACCAGATATTACTGAACAGATTGTAAAGACTAACATAAATTTCATATTTTAAATTTTTTTCTATCATACACCTTTTTTGACTTGACAACACGTTTTTTAAATAAAGGTGTTCTGAGTGCTTTTGCGTATTTATTCGATGATGAGTTTCTTGATCGATTTTGAGCCATCAATATTATCCTCTAGTTCTGCTGAACCAGTCCAACATTGATACCTAACAGATTCTGAATATTGTCTCTCAGCCTGGCGCTTACCACGTAAACATGAGGCCATATTTTCTTGTATACGCGCCTCTTTGATTTCAGAGTTTACAAACATTAGAAGGGCCACTACACTTTCAATCATTGTTGCTTACCATTTCCGTTTGTATATCCCATTTCTCTATTTGCATCTTTTAATTTTTCAATATCTATTAAAACCTTGTCCATCTGTTTTCTTAAAAACTCTATGTTTACTTTATTTAAAGCCATGTTTTCGATATGTTCGTTCAACTTATCAGTGGTCTTGTAAAGATCTTCGATCATCATGAATTGTTCTGAGTCCGCGGGAAGCGAGCCAAGTTGGCCCCGTGGCCATTTTATTCTGAACTCTGTATTCTCAGTAAGATCTTTTGTCATCAACTCTACTTGAGTTTGAAGTTTGTTTTGTGTTTCAATAATACCAAAGTAAGCCCAAGTCCCAATCGCAACCATCGCGATCAGAGAGGCTACCGTTTTCATTGGCATCTGTACACGTGCTTCTTCTGATATATCTAATGACTTGTTAGCCATAAACTATTCCCAAAGCCAACTAACTATTTTTTTCCAAAGTTTTTTAATCATTTTTCTTTTCCTCTATTTCATAAAAGAACTTATCCGTATCTTCTGTACGCCAAGCTCTACTATCTTCAACATTCCATTCAGAGGTTTGAACTTTCCAGTCAGGAATATTATCTTTCACAGTGAAAGAAGGTATATCCCATATACATCTGTTGTTTGGTTGAGCCGCAAAATTGCCGTCTTCTAACGCAATAATGTGTGCGCACTTGTGTTCGTGCGGGATCTCTGAATGATCAGTGTCAAGTATATTAGACTCTGGATGTGCAAAGTCAACTGTAAATAAATACTTACCAGGATGCCATTTTTTATCTTTTCCTATGTATTTACCAGCTTGTCCGTCTAGAATGTCCCAACGATGGACAGAAGGATAATAAGAAAAACAATTCCAGAGCTGTAATTCATCAAGTCGTCTTGTGGGCACTCTGGATGGGTCAAATCCCTGTTGAATAAATGCGCTAATAGGTAAGCGATAGAATATTGCACCGTTTTCCATAATAGCGTGAAATAATATAGCACGACCTGTAAGAGCGCTAAGACCAAAGATAATGCAGTCTTCAACTTCTCCCCTATGTTTTTTAAGATCATAAAGATACTCCTTTTTTATTTGAGCATAAGTCGGTGGTATGTTTGCATTTAAATAAGCCATAGATCATTTTATATTACCCCAATTTGGTCCAGATTCATAGTCTACTTTGTTAGGAACCTCTAACTCTACAGCATGTTCCATGATCTCTTTAATCTTATTAGCATTATCACTAACTGATATATCTAGTTCATCATGTACCTGGATATGTGGTGTGATACCTTCTTTATACAATTCTACCATAGCTTTCTTTGTCATGTCAGCGGCTGATCCTTGTATCAATTTATTCAAAGCTTTATATGTAAATGCTCTTCTGATCCCTGGTCCGTGTTCCGCGAGCGCTTCTGCATGCGGCAACGGCTTATGTATACCGAACTGATTAGGCTCCCACAATGGGAAACGACACAATCTACCCAGCAACGTTCTAACCTTACCACGATCTTGTGCTCTTCGTGATACACTTTCCATTAACATTTTTACAAACGGTACCTTGTCGTGATACGTTCTAAACAAAGCATCAGCTTCTTCTTTAGATATACCTAGCTCAGCTTGTAATTTATTTTTACCCATACCATAGAATAAACCTAGATTGATTGTCTTAGCCTGCGATCTTGGTATGTTAGCCATCTCAGCAACAATCTGGTGGAAGTCAGCTTCACCATCGTTGTATGCATCTAATACTTCGTTCACACCATAGAAACCATCTAGACTAGCATAGTGTGTAACTAGACGTGGCTCTTGTTGTGAGTAATCAAAACAACCCCATGTGTGATCTTGTTCTGGTATAAATAAACTTCTGATCCGTGGTCCAAGGTCCTTGTTCCTTGCAGGAATTTGCTGTAAGTTTGGATTAGCATAACTGAATCTACCAGTTACAGTACCACCTTGATCTGACCTAATTTGATTTATGTCTGCATGTATTCTACCATTGTGTTCGTGTTTTAATATGGTATCAATAAAGGTTGTATGTGCTTTGTTTATTTCTCTAGCACGTGCAATAAGTTTAACTAATTCGTTTGAATGATTAGATAGGAAATTTTTTGTAAATGAAGGTGCACCAGTTTTTAAAGTTTTTTCGTAGTGTAATTTCTGATTCAAGAAAACTTTTTCAATCGACTTTGCCGCCCATATTTGAACCTCTATTCCTGTTTCTTTCCACACTTTTTCTAGGCACGTTTTTTCTTCTGTTACTAATTCTTCTTTTAATTTGTGAGCTGCTTCTATGTCTACTCGAACTCCTAAAAATCGCATATCAACGAGGCAAGGAAAAAGTTCAGTCTCTAGATTAAATATATCTTCTATGTCCTGAGCCAGGATTTCTTTCTTCATCTCTTGCCATAACTTCAATGTTAGTACAGCATCTTGCTCAGCATACTCACCAACATACATAGCAGGTAGTTTATACATCTCAGACTTAGGATCTATACCCCATGTAGCTGCTGTTTCGTTCAAAACAGCCTCATTTTTGCCGATTCCGACGTAATCACGACCCATACTACCTAAATCGTATCGAAAGCGATTCTCGTCCACGAGAGAGCCAGCAATCATGGTATCTACAATCTTTCCTTCTATTTTTAGGTCTTCTGCACGTATAAAACATACATCGTACATAGCGTTGTGAAATATCTTGGTTGCAGGTGTTTTTAGTACATCTTCGAACCAGTTTAGAACCTTTCTAATCTCCATATTACCACCACCTTCATGTCTGATAGGGTAATATCCACACCAATCTTTGACTGCTACAGCTATACCAACCATGTGTCCTTTACCTGTAACAGAACCAGATCCAAGTTTCTTTAGTTCTGGGTCTTTAGTTTCTAAGTCAATTGCTATCTCATCATACTTTGATAAGTCAGGAAATGATTCTGGCGGAAGCCATTCCGTTTGTGGCTTGTAAATAGGTTTCATTTCTTTTTAGTATCTTTCAACTTTTTAATTTCTAATTCACAATAGTGAATTACCTTCTCTAGATCTTGTATACCGTTTTTATTCTTGTAACGACACACATACTTTATAACGTTGCCCTGGAAAAAACTCAAGTCATTTTTAGAAATGAACTCGTATGGCTGAATCGGAAATGTCTTGTAGTGATTCCCGCCAATCTGTTTGTCCTGTGGAAACGTGCTATCAAATATATCTTTAGATGTCATACGCTTTCCTTGTTTGTGGTTCTATAATAAAAAGATTGTCTTCTGTTCTTGTACATGCAACATAAAACAATCTATGTGTATCATCAGGATTCTTTTGATATTCTTCAAAAGCTGCTCCAGATAATTCTGTGTTAACTACTACATTCTCTCGTTCATTACCTTTGACACCATGTATTGTAGATATTTTAATTCTTGGATTTCTTGTTAGATCTTCACCAGATGCTATGAGTTTTTGTATCTTCTTAATATCTCTATCACCTAGCTCATCTAAAGCTTCGTACCATTCAGCTTCTGTTTTTAAACCAAAGTTATTTAACAAAGTATCTATGTCATAGAACTGGTCCTTAGCCATATCTTTAAATAGTTTCTTGTCCCAAGTTTTATTCATCTTTGCTTTTATCTTTTTAATTTCATTGTAATGCATAGGAACACCTGTACGTAGTTGATTCCATTTTTCTATAATTTCATAAACATTCTTGACTCTTGGTGATGAGTTTCTTCTTTGCCAATATAAACCTTTTTCATCTAGTATCTCTCCAACGCTGTTGAGCATGTAGTTCGCCGTAGCAAGGACTAACCATTTACCCTCACTAAAGTCTACTTGTGATAGATGTGCACAACGTTCCACATGCCCCTCAGATTCTTTAGGTAAATACTTTTTCTCTACTCTATTCTTTACCTTACGAATTATTTTATCTGCCAACATAAAAGGTTGTCTAGGTACCCTTCGTGACTGTTCTAAAACTTGTCTTGTGCCTTCTAAATTTATAAATGTATTTACATGTGCACCATTCCATTTGTATATACCCTGGTCATCATCACCAGCCACAAAAGAATCTGTAGCTGCTTCTTCTATTTTTCCAACCAACTTCCATTGTATCAAACTTAAATCTTGTGCTTCGTCGACAAACATTACACGTAGTTTTGGTGGTGTGCCTTTTTCTAAAAATTTTTCTATCATGTCAGGAAAATCTATAAGACCATGTTGTTCTTTGTATCTCTCTAATTCATCTGCAATTATTTCTAGTTTGTTTAAAGATATCTTTGGATTTTCTGTAAGATGATAATATTTTACAGGATCTATTTCTTTTGATCGTGCTATGTTTATCAACTGTATGTATGGATTCTTAGAATAAAATACACTGTCATGATCATCATCTTGTTGTGTTCCTTCTATTTCTATACCCATCTTCTCACCTAAATCTTTGTAATGTTTCTCTTTCATGACCTGGTCTTTGCTCAAACCAAGTTGATTGAAACAAAAAGAATGTAGTGTTTGAAAGTATGGTAGATCATCAAAGCCTAATTTAAATTTTTCTGCCGCTCTTTGTTTACCTTCTTCAGCTGCGTTCTTACTGAATGTAAAGTATCCTATTTTATCTGGATCTGTTTTAGTAAGAAAATCTTCTATATGTTTTAATAATGTATATGTTTTACCTGTACCAGGTGGACCATAAATAACAGTTCTCATTAGTAGTTATCCTTTTTAAATGTTTTTGATTTATATGTTTCTTCTTTTTTATCAAATCTAGCTACAGCAAATACTGATAGTTTATGTTTGCCTACACGTTTTGTAGAACAATGTAAGTTATCTTTTAACATCTGTGATGTTCTTTGGTATGGCACCTTCCAATGTTTTCTAGATAAATAGTTGTGAAAGAAGTTGTCAAACACAAAGTGATGGTATCCTTCTTTGGTGTATGTTCCACCATTCTTTAAATCTTCAAAGTCATCTTTTTGTATTCTGTTTACACAATAGTCTTCTAAATAATTTTTAAGTATATCTTTTGTACTTGTACCTTCTGCAGGTTCTGTGATCTCTGCATTCTTCAATAGTATGTTTGTAAGTTTCTTCCAATCATTTGTCTTTAGTGTTGGTGGATTGAATCTCAATTGTTTTACACATTCCTCTTGAAACAAACTTTGATTAGTTAAATGTTTTGCTGAATCTAAATA